CATACGATCTTTACAAAATTCTTGTGCTGCTTTCCATTTTGCTTGGTTTCTAGCATACTCATAAACTTCATAGATATAACCTTTTGTTTTTCTTTTTTGAACTTTTGGTTCGACTGTTTGTTTCTTGGGTTTGATCTCGATGATATATTTTTTAATCTGACCGTTCTTTTCTTTTACCTTTATATAAAAGTCTGGAAAATATCTATGAATCTTATTATCAATGGGTGAACGATATGGAAGAGCAATTTCTTCACTTCCCCACTCAAGAATATTTTCACTCAAATCACAGTAAACCATAAATTTTCTTTCCCAAAGAGATCTATAAATGATGTTAGTCGGATTTCCTTTATACTTCTTTGGATAAGATGGACTAAACTTTCCCTTATATGACATCTAAATAACTAATAATGTAAGACTCGTATAAGGTATTTAGAGTGCCTAGTCCTAAGAAAATATCAGACTTCAAACCGCTATTCACCAATTTAGCACAATCTTCACACTATCAAGTTTACTTTGGTGGATTGTCTCGTGAACTGACTTCTTATCTTGGTCAAAGAGGTGTTGATACTAGATTTATTGGAGAAAGTGCTGGATTACTTTGTTCCTCTGCTTCTATCCCAGGAAGCAGTCTCGCAACAGCGGATGTTGCTGGAAACTTCATGGGAGTAGCAGAAAAGTTTGTTCATACTAGGATTTTTACTCAACTTGATCTTGAGTTTTATGTTGATAGTGAATATAAGATGATAAAGTTTTTAGAGCACTGGATGGAGTATGCTACTAGTGGATCTGGTGTATCAGAAACTGAAGATGGATATTTTTATAGAATGAGATATCCCTATGAAGATAAGAATCGACAGAATGGTGGATATAAGTGCAATCAAACGAAAATAGTTAAGTTTGATAGGGATTACAAAAACGAGATTGAGTATACCTTTATCGGGATGTTTCCGATCAATCTTTCATCTACTCCAGTATCATATGAAGGATCTCAGGCACTAAAGGTTAGTGCATCCTTCAACTTTGAGAGATATATTCCTGGTAAGACATCTAGCAAGAGCGTCGCACAAAAAACTAACAACAATAAAGGAGAAAGTTCTCAAGGATCACAAGAACCAAATGATAGGTTCTTAGGACCACCAAAAGAAAGGGGATTAAACTCTCAACAGACATTGGATGAGTTGTATCGTGCTGGACGTGAAGGTAGAATAAAGTCAGCGACAGAATTTATAGGACCTCTTCAATAAACACAATAAATAATCACAACTGATTTTATTATAGGTTCATCATGCCTTTACCAAAGATTAATACTCCAATTTATGAGTTGGAAATTCCATCTATTAAAAAGAAGATAAGATATAGACCATTTCTTGTTAAGGAAGAGAAGATTCTTATCATTGCGATGGAATCTGAGGATCAAAAACAGATTACGAATGCAATTAAAACTGTAATTAGTAATTGTATTCTGAGTAGAGGAATCAAGGTTGATGATCTATCAACTTTTGATATTGAGTATCTGTTCCTGAATATTCGTGGTAAGTCTGTTGGTGAATCTGTTGAGGTATTGATCACTTGTCCCGATGATGGTGAGACACAAGTACCTGTAGTTATTAATCTTGATGAAATTGAAGTAGAAACAAATCCAGAACATAATAGAGATATTGTTCTAGACGAAAGTCTCAGAATGAGAATGAAGTATCCTTCACTATCTCAGTTTATTAAGACTAATTTTAGTCTTGAAGATGGTGCTGGTGTTGATGAATCATTCGAACTAATTTCATCTTGTGTAGAGCAGATTTATAATGAGGAAGAATCATGGTCTGCATCTGATTGTACGAAAAAAGAACTTTCGGAATTTATTGAGCAATTGAGTTCTAAGCAATTCAAAGAAATTGAAAAGTTCTTTGATACCATGCCTAAACTTTCTCATACTATTAAAGTTAAAAATCCAAACACTAAAGTTGAAAGTGAAGTAGTTCTTGAGGGTCTTTCAAGTTTTTTCGCGTAAGTATGGCGCATATTGATCTGGCGTCATACTATCAAATCAATTTTGCCTTGATGCAGCATCATAAATATAGTTTGACAGAACTTGAAAATATGATTCCTTGGGAAAAGGAAATTTATCTTACACTCTTGCAACAGTATATTGAAGAAGAAAATCTAAAACAACAGCAAAGTAGTGGCATCTAAACGAAACATTTTACAATCTGCAATTTTAAGTGGTGTTGATCCTACTACTGGAGAATACTTGTCGCCTGCTCAAAGAAAGGCAATTTTTAGAAAAAGAAATATAAGTTCTGAAAGAGTTTTTGGTAGACCGGGTGCATTAGTTAAAGTTGCACCATCAAAAATAGCTCCAGTAGTTCAACCATTAGCAGAACCATCTGGATCTTTAGTAAAAAGAATTAATATATTAGAAAATCAAGTTTCTTTTCTCACCAAATCTATTGAGAGAGAAGCGGAGATAGAAAAACAAACTCAAAAAGAATTTGAAAAAACTATAGTAAAAGAAGATGAAAAGAAAGCAAGATTAGGAAAAGAAAAGGCACTAGAAAAAGGATTTGGTAAGTTACTTAAACCTCTTTTAGCACCAGTAAAAGCATTAGGAAGTAAGACAAAGGGTATTCTAGATACGATACTAGATTTCTTTGGAGTTTTATTTGCTGGCTGGTTAACTGATAAAGGATTAAATGCAATTAGAGATAATATTTTAGGTGATAATGAAGAATTAAAAAATATTGGTATAGAAGTTGGTAAAGCTTTAGCAGCTGCTACTGGAGTATTTGCTTTATTGAATGGTGGTATTTTTACCATTCTTGGAATAGCTGGATCTATAACCGCTGCTATTCTTACTGCACCATTTAAGTTACTCGGGAAGGGATTAAGATCACTAGGTGGTGGTGTTAAACCGCCAGATGCTAGCAGTGTAAAACCACCAGCAGGTGTGGGAGGAGGTGGTGTAACAGGAACATCTTTCTCACCAGGGCAGCAAAGAGGTGCAGCACCACAGGGAGGAGGACCACAAGGAAAATCAACGTTTGAGTTAGAGCAAGCAAGAAAAGCACAAACTCAAGCAAACATGACAAAACCTGAAGGACCTAAGGGTCCAATGGACAGGTTTAGAAGATTCCTTAGAGGCAATCTAGCAAAATTTGAAACATCCAAAAAAGGCAGAGCAATTTTTAAAGCACTAAATTGGATGAAAACTGGTCCAGTTGGAAAAGTTTCTGGATTTTTGTTTAATCCATTCATTAAGGCTTTTGAATGGGCAGGCAATCTTCTTAAACCAAAAAATTTAAAAGCAGTTGGAGATAAATTAAGCAAATTTAAAGGTCTTGGGAGGTTAATGGGACCTTTGTTTGCTCTTATTGATGTTGGATCTAGAGCAAATATGGGTATGTCTCCAGCACAAGCAATAATTCCTGCTATATTTAAGGCATTATTGACTAGTGGTGCTGGTGCTCTTGGCGCAGCAGTTCCTATTCCAGGTCTCAATATTGCCACTTCTATCGCTGGTGGTTTTGCTGGTGCATGGTTGGGTGATCAACTCATGTCTGGAATTGATGGTATGTGGGACAAATCTTGGGACAAAACTTTATTTCAAGGATTTAATGATGCTATAAAAGGTATTGGTAAATCTGATCCTAGTGGGATTATCAATAAAATATTCCCATATGATGGTATTGTGAAACCAGAACAAACATCAGAACAAAAAATCTTAAATTCTACACAAAAAGGTGGAATGTTTGAAGGGTATGACCCTAAAGATTTGCAGTGGAATGAGCAACTTGGTATTGCTGAGGTTAAACTTGGAGCAGCATCAAAATATACAGACTCTGAAGGCAATCCAATAAATCGAAAACCAGCAGCAGCACCAGCATCCGCATCAATTCCACAAATCACACCACCATCAAGTCCATCATTTGTTCCAGGACCAGCAGTATCTGCACAACCACAGATCATTTATAAGAGAGTTCCTTCTTCAGCACAAGGTCAAGGATCACCACTTAAGTCTGGATCTGCAACTGATGTTCCAAGTATTCCATCATCTAATCCTGATAATTTCTATACATTATATTCTCAAATGAACTATAATGTGGTAATCTAAAATGGCGCTAATACAAACTGCTGGATACGGAATAGGAAAAATAGGATCAATGTTTTCTCCAAAGACTGGAGAGGGAAACTCTGTTAAAAAAGCAGTTCTTAAAAAGACTAAAGTTAGAAGAGAAGTTATTGCCAGAAATAAAATTTTAGAAAAGAAAAGATTAGATAAAAGAAGAAAGATTGAAAAAGAAAGTCTTTTAGAAGCTACAAAGACAAAAGGAAAATCTGGATTGGGTAAACTTCTAAGTGTTTCAGACCCTGGTGGAATTTTTCAAAAAACACTTGATTTTATTGGAATATTATTATTGGGTTGGTTGGTAGATAAACTACCACAAATCATAGATTGGGTAAAAAATTTAATTAAAAGAATAAAATTACTCTTTAGCAGTTTAAAGAGTTTTATTAAGAACATTGGTAATTGGTTTAAAGGTCTTGGGAATTTGTTTACTGGAACTCTTGATAATATAAAGAGATTTGACTTTACTGATAGTGAAGGCAAAATGAAAAAAGCAATGACTGATATGGAAAATGCATTCAAAGGAATGCAAAGCGATATTGAGGATATGAAAACTGCCGTTAGTGGTGATGTTGAATCTCAAAATTTTGCTGGTGAATTATCTGGAGATGCTGTTAATCAAACAAAGCAACTTCTTAGAAACAGTGAAGGATTTAGGGAAAAAGCATACTGGGATGTTAATGCCTGGCGTATTGGATATGGTACTGATACAATTACTGATGCACAGGGCAATGTTACTGCGGTCACTAAAGATAGTGTAGTGACTAGAGAAGATGCAGAGAGGGATTTGGAAAGAAGAATTAGTACAGGATTTATGCCTAAAGTTGCTGGTCAAGTTGGTGAAAATTGGAGTAAATTACCAACAAGTGCTCAGGCAGCATTAACTTCTGTTGGTTATAATTATGGTAGTCTTCCATCAAGTGTTGTTAAAGCTACTAAAACTGGTAATTTAAATACTATTGCAGATTCTGTCGAAGCGTTGAAGACTCATAATAAAGGAGTAAACGCTCGTAGAAGAATTGAAGAGGCAAATATTATCAGAGGTGCTGGTGATGGTAGACAAGCGAGAGGTGCAAATCAAACTCCAGCATATCAAAGAGCAGTTACTGTTGGACGTGCATTAGAAGGTCAAGGATATCGCGCATGGCAACATCCAGATTTTAATGTTCATTCTGGATATACTGGATCTGGTAGAGAACGTGTAATGAGAAGGAGTTACAGTTCCTATCACAACTATGGAGAGGCACTAGACTACCCATTGTCTCATAATAGTGAGGCACAACTCAACAAACTCGCAGCATACTTCAGACAGAATAAATCTGCACTCGGTATTGCAGAAATACTTTGGAAAACTAGTGGGCACTATGATCACCTACACGTTTCATTTAAAGGTGGTGGAAGTATAGATAAAAGACTTGCAGGAGTTCCTTCATTAAAGGGTGCTGGGCAAAGACAACAGATTGTAATTATTGAAGAAGAACCAGCGCCAGCAGCCGTGGCTTCAGGTGGTTCTGGTGGTGGTATGATTATTATCGCTAATGATTCGTTAAATAGATTTATGAAGAATCAACTTCTATCAGAACTAGCATATACCTAAATGTCTGCAGCATCGGAATCTTCAATTTATGAAGAACTAATCCTAGAATCAAATGACCAAAAGAGAACTGTTGATATAAAACAGGGAACGATTTCTATCGACTATTATGAGGATATCTTTTCCCCAACAGTGACTGCAAAAATTAGAGTTGTAAATACTGGCGACTCAATTGCTGCATCAGATTCTAACGGTAATACTGATGGACCAAAGCAGTCAATCTATCATGGTTTACCTTTAAGAGGTGGTGAAAGACTTGCACTTAAAATTAAAGATCAAGGCACAAATAAATCTGGAGAGGCAAAGAAGGGAATAGACTTCTCCTCTACTACTAAAAAGTATTTGTATGTTTCTAGCATCACTGATGTAATATCTGAAACACAGAGGGAAAGTTTTACTTTAAATTTGGTTTCGAGAGAAGCGATAACTAATGAGACTGTTAGAGTTGGTAAGAAATATCCAACTGATTTAACCATCGATCAAGCAGTCAATCTGATTCTTAAAGATGTACTAAAGACAGACACTATTAAGAACCCAGATAAATCAATCAATAAGTATGGTTTCATTGGTAATATGCGGAAACCATTTACTGTTCTTGTATGGTTAGCATCTAAGGCAGTTCCAGACATTGGGAAGAATGCTACTGCTGGATTCTTGTTTTATCAAACTCAAGATGGATTCCAGTTTAAGTCGGTAGATAAATTAACTGCACAAGAATCAAAAGCAACTTATAGGTACACTCAAGTAAACAGATCAAGTACCACGGATAATACTGATTTTGATATTCTTAAGTATAATACTGAGAAGAATCAAAACTTGATTGAGAAGTTGCGTCTTGGTACATATGCTAGTTCGAGATCTTACTTTGATCCTTTGACCTTTAATTTTTATGGTGGTAAGTTTACTCTTCCAAATTATAAGGATAGGATCAAAAACCTTGGTGGTAAGTCTTTAGAACTTCCAAAGATTTCTAGTTCTTCCAATCAAAGTCTTGGTGAAGTTCCTACTAGAATTTTATGCTCTGTTCTGGATGTTGGAACGATGGAGAAGGACGTATCGAAAGATATAAATGCTGATCCGACTGATTATCAGGCACAGGCTATTATGAGATACAATGTTTTGTTTACTCAAACATTGAATATGATTGTTCCATGTAATACTGAACTCAGAGCAGGTGATATCATTACCTGCGAGTTTCCAAAAATATCCAGCGAAGATACTGAGGAATATGACGCTGAACAAAGTGGACTATATATGATTAAGGAACTGTGTCATCATTTTGAACCGAACAGGTCATATACATCTATGAAGTTGATAAGAGATACTTTTGGTAGACATAAACCATCTAACTAGAAATGATAGAAGAATCTTTATTTAAAACTAATTTTATAGGTAGAGACGGATTTCGTTGGTGGGTAGGTCAAATTGCCCCAATAGAAGCATGGGAATCTCAGGCAAACGGTAGTGGTTGGGGAAGCAGATATAAAGTTCGTATCATGGGATATCACCCAGATAACGAAACTGAATTAAAGAATGAAGATCTTCCATGGGCAGGTGTCTTAATGCCAGTCACGACAGGAAGTGGTGGTGCTAATATTGGAGTTAATGGAAAACTTAGACCAGGTGATATTGTTGTAGGATTTTTCTTAGACGGTGATGATGGTCAGATTCCCATGATTATGGGAACATTTGGT